GATATATTGGCTTTGACGCTGGCCGCCGCCTCTCTTTGGAAACTGTAACAAAAAGGGGAAATAAAATTACAGTAAAATCGGCCTCTGGTAGTTCAACTATAGGAATATCGGGTATCGAGCATATCGAAATATCCGGAACTTTTCTTTTCACTGACATCACGCCGGAAACAGCTAAAGAAATTACAATAATTTTTGCTGGTGAAACGGATATACATTCAATTGTTATGCCAATTAACACCATTCTGTCGCCGATAATCCTTGATGTATCAAGCGTAACTTACATAGGTATTTATGGGGGTTTTGAATGGGAGGATATAGCAACGGCGGCAGACAACATACTGACAATACGAGAACTATAGGAGGCACTATATGGCAAACATTATTTTAGGTGGAACAACGTCTGATTTGCAGGCAGCGGTTACAAAACTCCAAAGCATAGCCACGGTGCTGCTTGATACGTCGCGCGCTCTTAATACCTTCGGCATAGTCAACGATAAAATCGCCATTAATACCTTGGACTATGCACTGGTGACCTTCTCCGTCAACAGCAAGTCGCATACCATGACTTGCTATGCAAACAAACAGGACGGATCATACGCAGCGACATGGGGTTACGGCATAGACAGCACGTTCGTCGAGTGGATCGTACAGTTTGACACGGCTGGGCGCTATCTGACAAATACAAAGGCATACCGATCGATAAACCGCGGAACATGGCAAGAACTAACCGCGTCGATGAACATCACGCGGATTGTCGGATTCACATTTTTCTAAGGGAGAGAGGAAAAAAAGATGGACATACATTTAGACCCCGCTGTCATTGCCTTGCTGTCTGCCACTGTAGCCGGGCTTGTGTCAGCACTCATATCGGGCATAATCGTACAGACAGTTAATCGCAAACTAAGCAAACGTGAACTGGCGCGAGAAGCTAAAGAGGACGAGCGGGAGCGCTCACACAAGGAATATAACATGCTGATGTTGCAGGGTTTGATGGCTTCCCTCTCATTAGGCGAGGCTACAGCGGAAGCAGTGGAGAGTGGAACATACAATGGAAAGCAGCAAAAAGCAAGAGAGTATGCAGAGGACGTAAAACACGGTATGCAAGAGTTTATGTACCGTCAAGGTGCAGAGCATCTAAATTAAGGAGGAAAAGAGATTATGAGTAAACAGTGGATCAAAGCAGCAGGGATCAGGGCAATTAAGACGATGGCGCAAACCGTCGTTGCAACAATTGGGACGTCGATGGTATTGTCGGACGTAAACTGGATTATGGCGTTGTCCGCGTCGGTCTTGGCAGGAGGGCTTTCCCTGCTGACGTCCGTTGCCGGGCTGCCCGAATTAAGTGAGGAGGGAAATAAGTCATGAATGCAGCAGAGAAGAGAAAAGCAGTAGCAGACACCTATAAGGAGTGCATCGGCCGCAATCTCTACAGTCAGGACACTACGAAGCGTGAATGCGCCTTCACATCGCACACGGATGGTAAGTATTATTCGGATTGCTCCAGCTCGATCCGGCTGGCGTATAAGAAGGCCGACATCGGTCTAAGCTACATCGGCGGCAATACAGCAGGTATGTATAATTCCACGCTGGGGAGCATCGTGGACATAACTGTAGCCAATGGCGTACCGACCAATCCGGCGCAGTTAAGAGTCGGAGATATCCTATTGTTTGCCGGTACAGATTCCAGCCGTCCGCTGTGTATCGGGCATGTGGAGATGGTCTATTCCATCAGCGGCGGCAGCGTCACCTTGTGCGGTCATGGATCCGGGCTGCCGAGTTTTAAAGATATGGCCACTTACTGCAAGAGCAGATACAACGCAAAGACCGGCACCACAAAGGGCAATAAAAGCCTTGTGTGTGTAAAACGTTATGTGCAGGACGATGATACGGCTACGGCACCCACAGAAGCCACAGAGGCCACGGAGACACTGGCAGAGGAGACCGTACAGGCCACCTCGGTAGCAGCGGAGGAAGTTGATGTTATCCGAGAGATCCAGCAGTGGGTTAATACCTACATGGGCGGAACCGTTACGCTGGCGCTTGACGGCAAGGCTGGCCCGTTAACCCAAAAGACTCTTGTGATGTGTTTGCAACGTTATCTCAACCGCACCTGCAGCGCAGGGCTGGCTGTAGACGGTTCTTTCGGGCCAAAGACGAAAAAGGCCTGCGTTGCCGTTAAGCGTGGAAACAAGAGCGATCTGGTGTACATCTGCCAGGCTATGCTATACGCCCAGGGCTATGATCCCAAAGGCTTTGACGGCAGTTGTGGCCCTGGATGCGACGCGGCAATCCGGCAGTACCAAAAGGATCACGGTATGTCAGTGGATGGCAGCTGCGGGCCGAATACCTTTTATTCGCTGTTCCACTAGCAAACAGAATTGACATGCCTCGGAGCACATGTTTCGGGGCATGTCAAATAACAAATCGTGGCAAATAATATAATTCTTATTGCCCCCACATACCCAGCTAGGACAGGTTATTAATTTATATATCTTTGTAATATACGTGAACTCTTAATGAATTGTCTGTCATTTCCCTTCCCTCCGTTTGCCTGTTTGCTTGTTCCTTGTTTGTATCTTAGATATAAACCATATCCGGTTTAATACCAAGCACTTTTTAAACTTTTTTTGGATTATTTTCTTGACAAAACAATTCAATGGAAATATAATGAAAGAAAAGGAGGCATAACGAATGATAGCATATAAGATAGATGTGATCGAAGCGCTAAAAGAGTCTGGATATAACAGTACCCGGATACTAAAAGAGAATATACTAAGCCAGTCAGCAATGCAGAAGTTAAGAAAAGGAGAGGCCGTAGGGATCAAGACACTTGACCAGCTCTGTGCTCTGCTGGATATGCAGCCGGGGAACATAATAAAATACGTCGAAAATAATCCAAAAAAGATTTAAAAAAGGTATTGACATTAAACCATATATGGTTTATACTAGTATTATCAGATAGGGCAAGCAATCTGAAATACAGAAAGGTAGGACAGCATGAAAGACATGGGAATGACAGATAAACAGTTTAACTTATTCTTAAGAATGATTCAGCGGAGCCTAGAAGAAGCCAAGAAAGCAGAGACAAAAGAAGAGTCAGACAAAAAAATAGACATCTTACTCGAAGATATCCAAAGTTCCATAGAAGACTAACAGACGCAAAGGGAGGGCGGGCTTGCCACCGCTCCCCTGCGAGATAAGAATAGCATAACTTGGACAAAATTTCAACATGCCCAGGAGAGATCAGGGTACTTTTTATTTTTGTCAAGTAACAAATCGTGACAAAAAAGAGCATATCAGCCTGCTATGCTCTTTTTTGATTATAGTTATTTCCCGATGCCACGAGAGAGCAGGGCTTCTTGCAGTACCTTTGACAGATTCAAGCTGTTTTCCTCCGCTCGTGCTTTAAGCCAGGCAGGAAGGGAGACATTAACCCTTACGGCCTGGGTTCCGTACTTGGCAGCATAGGCGTCTATATCCACGCTAACCATGCTTACAAACGCACCATCCGGAGGAATGACGGACAGGGCATTACTTGCAACGGGAGTTTGCTTGCCGTCCTCTAACTCGTCTAAAATCCATCCAGAGGCAGCGTCCTCTGCCATGTCTAAAGCTTCTGTAATACTTTTTCCTTCTGTCACGCATCCGGGAAGATCAGGGAATTCTACTGTATATCCGGCCCCATCCTCCCAAGGGTCAAAGATCGCAGGATATGCCAACTTCATTTTATTTACCTCCTTATTGTAATCTATAGGTTGCGGGGCTATTGTAGCCCCGCCTGCTTGAATATGCTTTTTACTGTTTTGGGGTTTAGATCTCCACCGTGGCTGGGAATTGTAACTTTTCCCGGTTTAGTTGGGTGGGTGTAATGGCAATGGGAACCTCTTTGATTTTTCAATATCCATCCGTCATCTTTTATAATTTTTTCTAGTTCCCGAAACCTCATTTTTGCACCTCCCTTATGCTGTTATTATACACGGTGTGTAATAATTAGTCAAGCATTTTTTACACAAAGTGTATAAAAATGCTGGCAATAAATCGTGGCAAATCATAAAATTTTTACAAAGCTTCCAGGCAAGAACAACATGCAAATACTTAGCTAGTAAAAACTTTTTTATTTGGATTATTAGAAATAGTTTGAATTTTGGCATAAAATGGTATATAATGTCAATAGTGCACATTTGCATAAATTACAATACGCTAGTTATAGCTATAATAGGAAAATATGTAATGGTTTTGTCCACGGTTTGTCCACGCTGTATAAGATTTTCCTGGTTATCGTGGACATTTGCATAGGACGATAAGTTAATCATTATGCGATAAAATGCCTTAAAACTGTACCTTCTACGCTATAACAGATGATAACTAATGCTACAGAAACGATAGATTTGTGAATGGGCAACAATCCGATGGTCGGGGCGACCGTGGCAGTTGCCATGGCGATTGAGGAAGCGGCGAAAGAGGGGAAATTCCAGGAAAACCGTATAAAATAAGGCAGGACTCAAATTGTCCTGTCTTAAATCCTGCTATCTGCGCAAAGTATTAATTTTGCATTATGAGTTTATACTTTCTTTACTAATTTCACGATTTCATACCATAATACCGACACTGCCGACAAACTTAAAACCGCAAAGAATTGTCCCGGCGAAAGCGGGGCGAGTGATAGGAATCCGTTAAGCGGAGTATATAAAATAATAAGCAAACCCAATAAAGTAATAATATTTACAGCCCACATGACTTTATCATTAGCAAGACGTTTAATTGAAACGGCGACAAAATCTGTTTCGGAACTGTTGACCTGCACCAAAAATAAATTGGCAAGCATAATAACGGCAAGCCCCATTGACCGTGCCACAGCTGCGTTATCCGGGTTTTGTGACAGCATATAAAAATAAGTACCAAAGGACGCTGAGAAAATCACCAGGCCCTGTAGGACGCTTTTGAATAGGGTCTTTGCGTTTAACAATTTTTCTTTTGGATTACGCGGCCTGCGTTCCATA